CCTGTTTCATTTTACGATAACCATCAAGCTCATACACTCTACAGAATGTATCCCATAGACTACGACAACGCAAGTCTAAGGTCTGCTCGATACCCATAATCATATTAGATATCTCATCTTCTGTCAATGGTTCAGCACCATCTAAGACAAGTTTATTTACAATATTAAGATCTTCTGCAGTTGCCCAGACATTCATTATATCTTTCTCTAAATCAAATCGATCACTCATACTCGTGCTCCTTCTCTGCTCCTGTAAGATACTTCAATCGTAGTAATATGTCATGGATATCATCTCGAGCTTGTCTGATCTCAAAGTCTACCTCAGACAATAACTCAGGATACTTGACAATATACTCATGTATATAATACAAATCGTCTTCAATCTCTTTACGATAATCGAACATAATGTTATTAATTTTAAACTCCTGATCGATACTCATGATATAACAGCTCCTATAGTCATACCCAACAAAGCAATCATAGCAACAAACCAGATAAAAGTCAATAGACTTGACAACGCAAACATAATTATTTTCATTTCGTTACCCCAAGTATATAGAAAGTAATACTATAAAAACAATAGGTGCTAACCCTAACAACAAACCAGCTAAAGCTTTCATGCTAATACTTCTACCTCTCCATCAGTCTGAATCCAGACATGAGCACCACAAGACAAAGGTTTATCAGGACTGTATACAATCTCTGAATCCCCATGAATCTTTACCTTATGAGCATACACATTACTCTTATATGTCTTCACTGTCAAGACTGGTAAAGATAAATTTTCCTTACGATTCTTTTTAATATTGTGCTGGTTCACATGTACAATAGTTTTCATTATGCCACCTTTACAAGTTTAATAACCTTCGCCTTCGACGTACCATGATAAGGGTATGCAATGACCTTGACATTCTTAGACCAGCACGCCCTACAATCACCACACTTACCTTCACGAGTGTACGCTTCACACTCTACAGTGTCACTAGGTCTACTAGTAGGATACTTCGCATAAGGCACAATGACACTCGATGTCATAGTAGTATCAAGACACTCACCAGTCACACTATCACTAGACAAGCGAACCACGACATTAGACAAGCACGACATGTCAAATAGTACATCTTTGAACTTGTCAAACTTGTGCATGCGAGTAGGAAACCAGTGCTGAGTCTTGGGTGTTCGTCTCATTACTTCGAGAATCTTTAAAGCTAACTCTCGATGATAACAATCGCCACTATCGAACCACCTAAAATAAGGGTCTTCGCCTATAGCGTCAACCATTCTATCGCACCAGTCATCTAACTTCCAATCTTCTAGGTTACGTGCTCGAACTGCTTTAACATTGGAATAAACATAATTCCCACGCCTAGCATAACAAAACTTACATGCGTCTACTGCTTCACCGTCGTCACCTCTAGCACCAGGACAAGTGTCCCATGCCTGTAGTGACCAGCTATGACAGCCTAGTTTACTAGTCTTCGATAACATGATGCAATACTCCTATAAAGATTATAGTTTACTGCTTGCTACAGACCCTCGATGCTCTGAGGGTTTCGTCGATTAACGACTCGTCAGTGTAGCTTAGAAGTGTACAGAGTGATCTGCCACTACCAGATTGACATTCCAATTCTTAACCCATTCTACTTTACCAGTGGAAGCATGCTGGAATTTAACCCAAAGAAATGCATTTGTCAATACTTTACCATTAATTCTTTTACCTTGACTATTGTAGATAGATAGGAAGCGACCACCACGATTACCAAGGATACGATTAAACTTAACAGATACTTTGAAGAGCTTGATCATTTTAAATCTCCTAAAGGTTAACTGCATTGTTTACTGCATGGATTGAATAGTACTCTGAATCTACTGCATTGTCTACTAGGGAAAACCCTTACTGCTACTGCATCGCTGTATTGCTTGCTGCGATGATTGAATAGTACCAGTGTGCAGTGCAACATACAATAGGTACAAACCCTAATGTCTAAACATACAGTGTGGTACGGAAGAGACACCTATGTGGTACTTTAGAGACACTCTCTTGTTGCTCTGCAGCATGGCATAGTCTGTGCCTAGCAAGAAGCATGCCAGAGCAAGAACTGTGCCAACATAACCCTACGGGGGGTGGGGGTAATGAGCAATGTAGTCGTATGCGGGACCATATCAGACACAAAAGAGAGCAAAGTAGAAAACACTATATAATTAATGTAATTGTATAATGAAAGAAGAGTAGGTAGTTCTGCATAAATACCTGCATAATCAACTGGTTAGGATAATGAGCACTGCGAAGCAGCCTAGATAACGAAATAGAGCACTACGAAGTAGCCATGTATAAAATAAAAGTCTTAAAGTACTTGACTTTTCCTTAAAAATATGCTATAATAAAAGGCATGTAATAAGTAACTATGCAGCACTAAGTACCCTAAATATAATAATCATAATTTAATCTACTTACAGTCTGCATAGTAGTACTAAGTAATACTTAGAATAACTTAATATGGAGAAACACATTGTGTCCATAGACGTAAAGACTGAAGTCGTTGATGTTTCTTTGTCCCCTGCTACAGAAGCACCCGTCCCTGTTGTCAAACCCAAGGGCAAGGGTGGTAGACCAAAGAAGTCAGCGATACTTGAAAAGACAAAAAGACCTAAGCGTGGTAGACCTATTGGTGAAGCTGGTAGGATCAGGGAGTTTCATGCTAGGTTGTTAGCTACTACTGGTGATAAGGTCATTGAGACTATCATCAGGAAAGCTCTGAGTGATGAAGACAAGGACCAGGTTGCTTGTCTAAAGATGTGTGTGGATCGTTTGCTACCGATCAGTTACTTTGAAAAGGAAAAAGGATCAGGAAGAAACGCTATCAACATTACGATCTCTGGCATTGGTGGATCAACAGTGATCGAGTCAGAAGATTCCACAGAAGACTATATTGACGTAGAGGATAACGATGGATCTACAGATTAAACTGCTACCCTGGCAGCAAGAGGTCTGGAACGATCCTAGCAGGTTTAAGGTTATAGCGGCAGGGCGACGTACAGGCAAGAGTAGACTAGCGGCATGGTGCTTGATTGTAGAGGCACTGCAGGCAGATAAAGGTCACGTATGGTATATCGCACCTACGCAGCAGCAGGCACGAGATATTATGTGGCAGCAGTTGTTGGAACTAGCACACCCTGTCATATCTGGTAGTCATGTAAATAACATGCAGGTGAAGCTAGTCAATGGGTCTATGATTAGTTTAAAGGGTGCAGATAGACCAGAGACAATGCGTGGTGTGGCATTAAAATTTATTGTCCTCGATGAGTATGCTGACATTAAACCACAGGTGTTTGAACAGATCCTAAGACCTGCCTTAGCAGACTTAAAAGGTAAGGCAATCTTTATCGGTACACCTAAAGGTAGAAACCACTTCTACGACATCTATAAGATGGGTAAGAGTGGTGATGAGAAAGACTGGAAAGCTTGGCACTTTACTTCGTTAGACAATCCTCTTCTTGATCCTGAAGAGATTGAGATCGCTAAGAAGTCTATGTCTTCCTTTGCGTTTAGGCAAGAGTTCATGGCTAGCTTTGAAGCTCCTCAGTCTGAGTTGTTTAAGGAGGAGTGGATCAAGACAGCGGAAGAAGATGAAGAACCTGCTAATGGTGATTACTATTTAGCAGTAGACTTAGCTGGCTTTGAGGATGTAGCAAAGAATGCTAGTAACAAAAAGAAGCATCTGGACCAAACAGCTATAGCGATAGTTAAGGTACATGAAGGTGGTTGGTGGGTAGATAAGATTGATTATGGCAGGTGGGATATTAAAGAGACTGCCAACAAGATTCTTAAGCATGCCAAGGAATACAACGCATCAATAGTAGGGATAGAGCGTGGAGCATTAAAGAATGCGGTTCTGCCTTACATGCAGGAGTTGATGCTAAAGTTGCAGGTGTATCCTAGGATTGAAGACCTGACCCACGGTAACAAGAAGAAGACAGATAGGATAGTCTGGTCACTGCAGGGCAGGTTCGAGCATGGTCAGATTACCTTAAGAGAAGGTGAATGGGTTAAGGAGTTCATAGATCAGTTGTTGAACTTCCCCACCGCTAACGTGCATGATGACTTACTAGACGCTCTGAGTTATATCGATCAGGTATGTACAATGCCTTTTGATATGGATATGGACGAAGAGGAATACGAACCTTTAGACGAGATATCAGGATACTAATATGGGACAAGCAGTCAAAGGAGTTGTTACTAATTTATTTCCAGAGGCGGCAAGCCTAAGAAAAACCTTTGGTGGTATGGAAGTTGATAGTATCGATGAGGGTATGTTGTCTAGTCTTAAAGATCCAGAACTAATGCTTGGTCCTCAAGGCGTAGCTACTATGATGACTAAAGTAAATCCAGAGGTTAAGAAACAATTAGAAAAAGACATGAAGCTTGCTCAGGATATGTTATATCGTGGTGATCCTATGTCTAGCATTGAAGCTCGTACTGGTTTTGCTTTTGATGAACAAGGCAAGATCATGAAAGAGATTGATGATAATGCTGCTACTTTAAAAGTTAATTTTGAAGATTTGGAAAAAGAAAAGGAATATAATCTTGGAGATGTGTTTGACCACAAAGCTTTCTTTACAATTTATCCTGATTTAGCTGACACACGTATTAGGTTTTACAAAGGCGAAGGTAAACCAGAGAATGGTTTTTTTGATATTCAAACAGGATTAATTGGTGTTAACACTAGCAAAGAATCTTTTAAAAAGAAAGACCCTATTGCTTTGACTAATACTATTCGTACAATTCTTCACGAATCACAGCATTTAATTCAACAAATTGAAGGTTTAGAAGGCGGTGGTAATCCTGCTATGTTTAGACCAGGAGGAAAGTCTAAGTTAAATTTATCTGAAAATGAAGCATACCAAAGATATCTAAAACTAATTGGAGAAGCTATGGCACGTAACGTAGCTTTTCGTTATGGTCGACAAAACTCTCGAGATTTTTTTAAAACATTAGCTACTGATCCTGCATCAGTAAGGTATAATATTAATAAATATAGATTGATTAAAAGTAATGGTATACCTTACAAAGCTGTATCTCAAGATGAAATAGTTGACCCATCGTATCAAGACCCGATTGAAAGGACAATTTAATGGCTGACTTTGCTGAAGACAAGATGACAGAACCAGATAAGGATCTGGTAAGTTTTGTTATCTCTCACACTGATCGGTGGCGTGAGTGGCGAGACAATAACTACCAGCGTAAGTGGGATCGCTATGAGCGACTGTACTACGGTGTGTGGTCAGACGAGGATAAGGTTCGTAAAACTGAACGCTCCAAGATTGTAACACCTGCTATTCGTCAAGCAGTAGATAATAAAGTTGCTGAGCTTATCGAAGGCATTACAGGTAACGGAAAGTTGTTTGACATTAAAGATGACAACATGGATCAGACTGGTCCACAAGATGTTTACCTAATGAAGAAACAACTAACGGAAGATCTGAAGCGTGATAAGTTTGAGAAGGAAATCCACAAAGTAATTAAGATGGGAGAAGTCTTTGGTACTGCTGGAGCAGAGATTCTAGTTAAAACCAAGGTTCAGATGTCTCCAACTACGCAACCAATGCCTGGTCAGGGTATGGCAGCGGTAGGAGTAATGGAAAACGAACGTGTTTCGGTACAAATTAAAGCAATTCATCCACGAAATCTTCTTGTTGACCCCAATGCTGAAGACATTAATGATGCTTTGGGCGTAGCAATCGAGGAGTATACCTCATTGCATAAGGTAGTTAAGGGTATTGAGGATGGCATTTATCGTAAAGTTACCATTGAACCCTTCTATGATGACAACGATCTTGAGCCAACCACCCAGGATTCAGTGTTTACTGATGACAAAGTACGTGTTATGCGCTACTATGGTCTGGTTCCTCGTGAATACCTGAAGAATCTTGAGGGTAAAGACAAGGAAATTGTAGATCTGTTCCCTGAAGACAGCGCTGCGGATGAGGTTTCTGACCTCGTAGAGGCTGTTATAGTCATCGCTAACGGGTCGCTACTGCTTAAAGCAGAGGAAACCCCTTACATGATGAAGGATCGCCCCGTATTGGCGCATAGACCTGAGACTGTGCCTGGATTATTCTGGGGTGTAGGTACGGTTGAGAAGGGTTACAACATGCAGATGGCTATTGACGCTCAGATGCGCTCACATCTGGACAGTCTAGCACTGACTACTGCACCTATGATGGGTATTGACGCTACCCGCCTACCTCGTGGTGCTAAGTTTGAAGTCATTCCTGGTAAGTCTATTCTCACTAACGGTAATCCTGCAGAGATTCTTCAGCCATTTAAGTTCGGTGTTACTGATCCTAGTAACTATGAGACTGCTAAGGGGTTTGAAGCTATGCTTCTGCAAGCTACAGGAACCCTAGATTCTGCTGAGCTAACACGTGCTGCAGCAGGCTCACAGGGCGCTGGTGGGCTTGGTATGTCTTTGGCTATGTCTGCTATCGTCAAGAAGAACAAACAGGCACTGACGAACTTCCATGAGGATTTCCTGATGCCTATGATTACGAAAGTAGCTCATAGGTACATGCAGTTCGATCCTAACCGTTATCCAAGCCAAGACTTTGTGTTTATCCCTGTTACTTCAGTAGGTATGATTGCCAGGGAGTACGAGCAGCAGCAGTTCATTGGGTTGCTGCAGACACTTGGACCTGAGTCTCCTGTGGTTCCTTTAGTACTACAAGGAATTGTTGAGTCATCCAGTCTGGGTAACAAAGAAGAGTTGGTAGCTGCACTGCAGCAAATGAACCAGCCTAATCCAGAACAGCAACAGATGCAGCAGCAACAGATGCAACAGCAGATGGAACTGATGAACGCTCAGATCCAACAGCTTATGGGTCAAGCTGCTGAGTCTAACGCTGACGCACAGGAAGCACAAGCTCGAGCACAGAAGATTATGGTTGAAGCTCAGATGATACCGCAGCAAATGCAGGTAGATCTAATGAAAGCTATTACCCAGAACCTAAAAGAGGAAGACAAAGACGCTTTCGAGCGTAGGGTTGAGATAGCTAAGTTGCTACTGAAAGAACGTGAAATGACCTCAAATGAAAAAATAGTTCAAAATCAGATGCAAACTACTTGACAAATGATTAAATTTATGGTATAATGTATTATATAAATAGGGACTCCGCAATGGATAAAGACCTACAAGAATGTAAACTATGTAAAGAACAGCTTCCATTAAGTTTGTTTAATAAAAACGGACGATATAAAAACGGATACTACAAGCACTGTAAAAAATGTCACTATGAAACTTATGGTAGAGATTCGCATTATAAACGAACATATGGCATAAGTAAAAAAGAATATGAAGAGCAGCTTTTAAAACAGAATTACAAATGTTTGGTATGTGAAAATTTTGAAACAGAAGGTAAGTTTGGTAGATTAGTTGTAGATCATTGTCATAAAGACGGTGGAATTAGAGGTCTTATATGTCAGGGTTGCAACATAGCACTAGGCTGTGTTAAAGATAATTCTGATACTTTAAGAAAACTTGCTAATTATTTAGATGAGTATTATGGCAATTGATAAAGAATTAGATGATTACTATTCATCTCGATTTGAGATGATGTCTTCTAAAGGTTGGAAAGATTTTATAGAAGACGTAGACAATATAATCAAACAATATAATAACGTTCTTTCGTTGAACTCTGCTGAAGAGTTTCACAAACGAAAAGGACAACTAGACATTCTCTACTGGGTTTTAAATCTTAAGCAGGAATCTGAAGCTGCTTGGAAAGAGTTAAACAATGAAGAGAATTTTTGAATTTAGGTGTGTTAAAGATCACGTAAGTGAAAAGCTTGTTGATGATGAGGTCAGATCTATAGAATGTCCTCATTGTCGCAATGAAGCTTCTCGTATTATCTCGTCACCCCGTATTTGGTTGGAGGGCATCACTGGTGCGTTTCCTTCAGCGGCAGATGCGTGGGCTAGAAAACACGAAGAAGCAACAAGAGTCGCCTACAAAAAACAAGAAGCATAGTTTTCAGGTGGCATTTTAAATTTCCTAGAATCCATTGTGGACAGGAGGATAATGTGGCAGCTACTTTTTTTGACCCGCCAGTAGAAGATGATGAGCCAGTAGACCAGGTTACTGAAGCTGAGGAAGAAACTCAGGTAACTCCAGAACCAGAACCGCAACCAGAGCCAGAAGAACTTCCTTCTAAATACAAAGGTAAGTCTTTATCTGAGATTGTCAAGATGCATCAAGAGGCTGAGAAGCTGATTGGTAGACAAGCTCAAGAGGTAGGTGAGGTACGTAAACTTGCTGATGAACTTCTTAAGCGACAACTCGATACTCCCAAAGCGGAGGCAAAGGCTGCTACAAAAGAAGACGAGATTGATTTTTTTGCAGACCCTGACAATGCTGTAAACAAGAAGATTGATAAGCATCCTGCTATTTTGGAAGCTAGGCAACAAGCCTTGGCTCTGAAACAGATGCAGACCTTGAATCGATTACAGCAAGAGTTTCCTGATTTTCAGGCAACAGTCAACGATCCTGAGTTTGCAGATTGGGTTAAAGCATCACCTGTACGGTTACAGTTGTACGCACAAGCAGACGCCCAAGGCGATTATAACTCTGCTGCTGAGCTACTAAGTACCTGGACATATGTTAAACCTAAAGCTGCTCCAGCACCTGCTGAACAAGAAGTTAAGAAGCAGCAACGTGCAGCAGTAAAGCAAGCTACAGTAGATGTTGGCGGTCCTACTGGTTCTGCACCTTCGAGTAAAGTATATCGGAGGGCTGATCTTATCCGACTACAATTGGAAGATCCTGATAGATACGCTCAACTACAGCCAGAAATTATGGCAGCGTATGTAGAGGGACGAGTTAAATAAACTTTATAAAGGAAATATAAAATGCCTCTCGGAACAGCACATGTAACAAAGACTACCGCCGATAAGTTTATCCCAGAGATTTGGAGTGATGAGATTATCGCTGCCTATAAGAAGAATCTTGTAGCAGCTAATCTGTTCTCCAAAATGTCTTTCCAGGGTAAGAAAGGCGACACGCTTCATATTCCTAAACCCACTCGTGGTAACGCTTCTGAGAAGACTGCTCAGACTCAAGTAGCTTTGATTGCTGCTACTGAGACTGAAGTTCAAGTTCTTATTAACAAGCACTACGAGTACAGCCGACTGATCGAGGACATCGTCGAAGTGCAAGCTCTTTCGTCTATGCGGAAGTTCTACACTGATGACGCTGGTTACGCTCTGTCTCGTCAAGTTGATACTGACCTGATTCGTCTTGGTCGTGGTGTCAATGGCGCTACGGTTGGTACGAATGACTACGCTACTTCGTCTGCTACTACCAATGCTTTTATTGGTTCTAACGGTACGACAGTGTATAACTCCACCACCTCCAACGCTGCTGCTCTGGCAGATGACGCTATTCGTCGCAGCATCCAGCGTCTTGATGATGCTGATGTTCCTATGACGGATCGCTTCCTGATCGTTCCTCCCACCACTCGTCGCACCCTTATGGGTCTTGCTCGCTTCACTGAGCAGTCCTTTACTGGTGAAGCTGCTGGTGCTAACACGATCCGTAACGGTCAGATTGGTGATGTATACGGTGTTAAAGTATACGTGACTACCAACGCTGATACCGCTGCTGGTACTTCTGGTACGGACCGTATTGTTCTGCTGGCTCACAAAGATGCTTTTGTGCTGGCTGAGCAAATGGGTGTTCGTAGTCAGACGCAGTACAAGCAAGAGTACCTCGGAACGCTGTTTACTTCCGACATGCTTTACGGTGTTGCTGAGCTTCGTGATGATGCTGCAGTAGCGCTGGCTGTACCTGCCTAAGTAACCTCTGCCCAGGCTCACAAGGTCTGGGCAGTTTTCTTAGCGCATTAACTTAGTGCTCTAAGCAAACTGTAAAAGGAAACTAAATGGCTATCTATCGTGGTCCTGGTGGTCCTGGTGATGCAACTACTGATGCTGCTAGTGAGGCAGCATTAGTATCTACACTTGTAACTCAAGCACAAACTTCAGCAGCTAATGCTTCAACCTCAGCTAACAACGCTAACACTTCTGCTACTAACGCAGCAAACTCTGCTACATCAGCAGCAACATCAGCTTCTTCAGCAGCGGCATCTTTAGCAGCTATTGGTAGTTCTGTAACCGATGCTGCTAACTCTGCAACATCAGCAGCGTCTTCAGCATCTGCAGCAGCAACTTCAGCTACTAACGCAGCTAACTCAGCAACCAGCGCAGGAAGCTCTGCAACGTCTGCTACAGCGTCTGCTAGTGCTGCATCATCTTCTGCATCGTCAGCCTCTACATCAGCCTCTAATGCCGCTTCCTCGGCATCTTCTGCATCTACCTTTGCTACGAATGCAGCATCCTCTGCTAGCACTGCATCAACTGCAGCAACGAACGCATCTAACTCTGCTACTGCTGCAGCTACTTCAGCAAGTAACGCAAGTACTTCTGCTACAAACGCAGCTAATTCTGCAACTGCTGCAGCGTCATCTGCATCTACAGCTTTTACTGCAGCTACTAATGCTAGTAACTCAGCCAGTGCTGCAGCCACATCAGCAACTAACGCCGCTACTTCAGCAACTAATGCACAAGCATACGAGCTATCTGCTAATGAGTGGGCAACTAAAACTAGTGGACCTGTAGCAGGTGGGGAATACTCAGCTAAGTATCATGCACAAGCTGCTGCTACTTCAGCAACCAATGCTAGTAACTCAGCTTCTTCAGCAGCTACTAGTGCTACTAACGCAGCAGCATCCTATGATTCTTTTGATGATCGTTACCTTGGTGCTAAGTCTTCTGCTCCTGCAACTGACAATGACGGTGACGCATTACTAACTGGTGCTATTTACTGGAATACTACTGCTAACCAACTGTACATATGGGATGGTAGTGCTTGGGATGCAGCAGCATTTAATGTTACTGGTGGTGTAACAGCGTTTAATACTAGGACTGGTTCTGTAACTCTTAATGATACTGATGTATCTGATGCTTTAGCAGCAACCACTGGTGCTATTAAGATTCCTGTTGGTACACAAGCACAAAGACCTACACCTACTAAAGGTATGTTTAGGTTTAATGATGACACTGATAGCTTTGAAGGTTATGACGGTGCTGCTTGGGGTGCTATTGGTGGTGGAGGTGGTGCTACGCTGTTGTTAGTAACAGATCGTAGTGGTGCTACAATAAGTGTACCATTGATTAATGGTTTCTTAGCTATTACGAATAGAAGTGGCGGTACTGTTAACGTACCAGTTTCTTAATTAAGGAAGAACAATGGCAAACAAATATCCTTTAGTACTTGACGGTACTGCTATTGAAGAGTTGCAGTCAGGAGATGCAATAGCAGGATTGATTATTGGTACTGATGTTCAAGCATATGATGCTGGTTTACAATCTATTGCAGGATTAACCACAGCAGCAGATAAGATGATCTACACTACGGCGCTTGATACTTACGCTGTAACAGATCTCACCGCTGCTGGACGAGCGCTATTAGATGACGCAGACGCCGCAGCACAAAGAACTACATTAGGACTTGTGATTGGTACTAATGTCCAGGCGTATGACGCAGGTTTACAATCCATTGCTGGATTAACTACCGCTGCTGATAGAATGATTTACACAACGGCATCTGATACCTATGCTGTAACTACTTTGACTGCTGCTGGTAGGGCTATCCTTGATGATGCTGATGCTGCTGCACAGCGTACTACACTAGGTTTAGGTACTGTAGCAACACTAAATAGTATTAACCTAACAACCAATGTTACTGGTACATTGCCTGTTGCTAATGGTGGTTCTGGTGCAACAACACTCACAGGTGTTATCAAAGGTAACGGTACTTCTGCTTTCAGTGCCGCTACCGCTGGTACTGACTATGTTGCTCCTGGTACTGCTACTACCTTTACAGCACAGCAAACATTTAAAGAAGTAAAAGATACTGTACATACTATCACTGACGGTGCTGCATTTGAGATTGATCCTGCTAATGGTTCAATTCAAGTAGTAACTTTAGGTGCTAACCGTACACCAGCAGCAACTAACTTTGAAGCAGGTCAGGTAGTGTTGCTTGGTATTGATGATGGCACTGCTTATACTATTACCTGGTCCACTGTTAATCCTACTTGGGTTAAGGTTGGTGGTACTGGTTCAGCACCAACATTGGCTACCACTGGTTATACTTGGATACTGTTGTGGGAAGTTGGTACTACTATCTACGCAACTGAAGTAGGTAAGCCATAATGAGTAATGTATTAAAGATGCTATCTAGGGGCGGTGCTGCTGCGGCAGAGACTGACCCCAACTTCAAGCAAACAGTGTTGCTGCTCCACGGTGATGGAACCAACGGCGCACAGAACAACACATTCCTAGACTCCTCTACCAACAACTTCACCATTACCCGCAATGGCAATACCACCCAAGGTACATTTAGCCCGTTCAGTCTAGCGGCAGGGGAGTGGAGTAACTTTTTTGATGGTACTGGGGATAGTCTACAAATAGCCAACAATGCTGCGTTTAACTTGGGTACTGGTGACTTCACGATTGAGGCGTGGATTTATTTAACCGCAGACGCTGCACAAAATGCTGGAGGGATTAGGGGAGCAAATATCTTTACGGCAATACCGACTTCTGGAACTGTTAATGGATATGCGTTGTACCTTAATGGTAGTTCAACAACCACAGGCACTGGTTTAATTTTTGCGAACACTGTAAGTAGTGTTGATTACGCTGCTACCTATACCGCAACCATTACTAAAAATACTTGGCATCATGTAGCGGTAGCAAGATCAGGAACCACTACAAAATTGTTTTTTAATGGTGCTGAAGTTGCCAGCACAACGCTTGGTAATCAAACTGTATCTAACTCAACTAATGCAACAGGTGTTGGTGCTAGCTTTTACACAGGTTACACAAACAACTTCCCAGGCTACCTTTCCAACGTCCGTATCGTCAAAGGCCGTGCCGTCTACACCTCTGCCTTTACCCCAAGCACCGTCCCTCTTGGCGCTACCTCCGGTGGTCAGAACCCACCGCAAGGCACAGAGACTTCTCTCCTGACTTGCCAGAGCAACAGGTTCGTAGATAACGGTGTAGCAAACTCAGGCACAGGCTTCACCATCACTCGCAACGGTGATGTGCGTGTAACCCCCTTCAGTCCCTTTGCGCCATCTGCGGCGTACTCTGCTGGTACTAATGGCGGTAGTGGGTATTTTGATGGTAATACTGACTATTTAACCGCTGCGTCTAATGCAGCTTTTGCGTTTGGAACAGGCGACTTTACTATTGAAGCGTGGATAAACCCCGCTTCTTTGGCAGCAGATACTTTGATTTGTGGGGTAGATGTTACTAACGGTGCAATATTAGGATATGACACAACAACAGTCTGGCTCGGGTCACGAGGAATCGCTTATGACTTAACAGCAACATATACATTACCATTAAATTCTTGGACACATATTGCAGTATCCAGACAAGGAACAACAGCAAGACTTTTTGCAAATGGTGTTCAAATTGCTTCTGGGACTGTAACCAAAAACTATCCGCAAGGTTTGTTTACTGTTGGAAACTATACGGCATTTAATATTGGTGTTAATGGGTATTTGTATAATGTTCGTGCGGTCAAAGGAACCGCAGTCTATACAGGTGCTTTTACTCCACCGACATTGCCTTTGTCCACATCAGGGGCTGCATCAGCTTCTGCCTATCCAAGCACGACAAATATAAACACTACTTTTTCTTCGTCAGAAACATCGTTACTCCTAAACTTCACCAACGCAGGCATCTTAGACAACACAGGCAAGAACGTACTAGAGACAGTCGGTAATGCTCAGATAGATACCACGGTGAAGAAATATGGTACTGGGTCTATGGAGTTTGATGGGAGTGGTGACAGGCTAACCAATAACAACTTTATAAACCCAGATTTAATAATGGGTACTGGCTCATTTACGATAGAAGGATGGTTATACACAACCTCTACTGCAAACATGGGGTTGTTACAAATATCTACAACAGCCGGTGGGTTACAAGCAAACAACACAAACAACATTGCTGTTTACTGTAATAATCTTGTTCTTGGTGCTTACTATGGCGGTACTTTTAGGGCAGGAACAACAAGCATTTCTAGCGGAACTTGGACTCACTTTGCTTTGGTAAGAAATGGGTCATCAATAAATTTATATGTTAATGGAACTGCTGATTCTGGTTTTGGTACACAAACCGATAACCAAAACTATACTGGCGGTTATATAGTCGTTGGCGGTTACTTTGGAACATCCAATCTATTCAACGGCTACATAGACGATCTCCGCATCACCAAGGGCGTGGCGAGATACCCAACAGAACCTTTCCCGACTGCCCCATTCCCTGATCTATAACTAGGAGTAAACAATGCAGATTTACAAAGATGGTGTTATCGCTGATTACAAAGTTTTGTTTCCTCAAGTATCTTTCTCTGCCACTGGACCTAGTAATAAGTTCTTGGAAGAGCAAGGTGCGTATAAAGTTAATATGTTTATACCGCATAACCGTGAGACACAAAAGCTAGTACCAGCCGAGCCTTACATTAATAATGGTTGGGCTTACACTGTACAGGTTGCTGACAAAACAGCAGAAGACATCGCTGCTGAAGTAGACACCAAAGCAGCACAGTTGCGTAGACAGCGTGACATTGCTCTTATGAATAGTGACTGGACTCAGGTATTAGATGCTCCTGTTGATCGTACTGCTTGGGCAACTTATCGTCAAGCATTGCGTGATCTACCACAAGATCCTAACTTCCCTAATGTTGAGTTACCTGCAACACCAGGATCACAAGTTGTTGGTAATATTGATGGAGGTGTGGTATAATGGCTGTAGGACATGAAACTGCTAAAGCTGCTGGTGATGCAGTATCACTAATAACTGTAGTAGGAACACTAGCAGAAGTGTTGCCTGCTGTTGCTGCACTGTTGACTATTGTGTGGACAGGGTTTAGAATTTATGAAACTCAAACAGTTCAAGGTTGGTTAGGAAAGAACAATGTCAAGAAAGATTAGTAAAGGTAAGACTAAAACTACTGCTGCTAAGGAAACTATTTATACTGTTCCTACGCACCAGACAGCATTATGGACATTGTTGTATGTTGCTAACATTGGTGCTAACAACAAATCAGCAGCAGTATATTGGTATGATGCTTCTATCAACGAAGAGTATGGAATAGTTAATACAACATTTAACACTGGTACAGGGTTAGAGTGGGGTGGTGATGGTAAGTATGTTGTACTAGAAGAAGGTGATCAGATTCGAGTAGAGCAACAAGATAACCTTACTACCTTTAGTTTTATTATATCAGTAGAGTTAGATCCTAAGATAGCAGTTCAGTTTAATACCTAAAGGAGTTACTATGTTTAAACCTTGCCCTGGTTGTCCTAGTCCTGCGAAGTGTAAGAAAGCTGGTAAGTGTATGAAGAAGTCTAAAGGTAAATACTAATGCCGTTAGCTAAAGGTAAATCAGATAAGACTGTCTCTAAGAACATTCGTACTCTGAAGAAAGAAGGTTATCCTCAGAAGCAAGCAGTAGCAATAGCTCTTAGCAAAGCAAAGAGGAAAAAGAAATGAATATGTGGATCGCTGTGGTTGTTTTTTGCATGAATCATCAATGTGCTTTTTGGAAACCTGATGAAAACTTCTACAGCGAACGAGAGTGTCAAGCTGCTGCACAAAAGTTTATGTATAAAGCAGAGCAAGAGTTGCCAGTAGATTTAATTGAAGGTGTTTGTCTACCTATTACTACCAAGGATCAGACATGAAGAAAGATTCTCGACTAACTAATGCAGGAGTATCTGGATATAATCAGCCTAAGCGTACACCTAATCATCCTACTAAGTCTCATGTGGTGGTGGCTAAAGAAGGAGACAAAGTAAAAACTATTAGGTTTGGTCAGCAAGGTGTTACAGGTGATAGGCAACCAACCAAGAGACAAGCATCATTTAAAGCTAGGCACGCAGCTAACATTGCTAAAGGTAAGATGTCTGCAGCGTTTTGGGCAGATAAAGTTAAGTGGTAGGTATTGACATTCAATTTACTTTATGGTATAATATATTATGACCTACTTAGAAGCTGTTAACGATGTACTAGTAAGACTTAGAGAGCAAGAGGTTACTGCGGTAACTGATAATGCTTACTCTAAGCTTATTGGTAAGTTTATTAATGATGCTAAGCGTCAAGTAGAAGATGCTTATAACTGGAATGCTTTGACTGAAACACTAACAGTCACTACTGCTAACCAAGTATTTAACTATGTACTAACTGGTATTGGTCAACGATTCCGTGTATTGGATGTTATTAACCAAGAGAAGGATTGGTTTCTAAACAATGAAACTACTTCTCGTATGAATGAATTGTTTCTTAATGAAACATTTAGGTATGGTTCTCCAGATCGTTATAACTTTAACGGTGTAGATGTTAATGGTGACACACAAGTAGACTTGTATCCTGTACCTGATGGTGTATATAATATTTACTTTAACGTAATCAAGCCTTCTGATAAACTTACACTCAGTGCTGACATTATCAAAGTACCATCTGAACCTGTAATATTCCTTGCTTATGCTAAAGCATTGGTAGAGCGTGGTGAGGACAACGGTGTAATGAGTAACGAAGCATATCAATTGTTTAAAGAATCATTAGCAGATCATATTTCTGCAGAAGCTAATCGTTATCCTGATGAGATTACTTGGGTAGCTAATTAATGAAACCAATTCAAACTGGTAGTATAGCTGCTCCTGGATTCCTGGGTCTAAACACTCAGGATAGTAGCGTTCAACTATCTAGTGGTTTTGCTTTAACTGCTAACAACTGTGTTATCGATCAGTATGGTAGGATTGGTGCAAGGCGTGGATGGACTCCTGTAAACTCTACAGTTAACTCTGATCTTACATCTAGTAAGCCTGTAGAGTTTATGTTTGAGATGGTTAAGACTGGTGGTAACATTCTTCTTAGTGCTGGTAACAATAAGTTGTTTACTGGTACTACAACTATGACTACTCAGACAGTACGTAATGCTGCTAACAATGGTAACGTATCTGTAACCATAACAGCAAACCACTGGCAAGGTGCTTCCCTGCCCTTTGGAGACGGTGCTGCTGCTAAGCCACATGTGTACATGGCACAGACTGGGCATCCTGTCCTGGTGTACCATGAGCTTCCTGTAGCGGGTAGTACTAACCCACACTCACACGATAGTGGCACGTTTGGATTTCAAAGACTAGGTGACGTAGGTTCATTGCCTCTTGGTTATACTACTGCAGACTTTCAACCTAATTGTGCATTAGCAGCTTATGGTAGGATCTGGTTAGCTGATTTAACTGGTGATAGACAGACTGTTTACTTTAGCAGACTACTTGATGGTTCTGACTTCCAAGGTGGAGACTCAGGATCTTTGTCATTAAACGCAGTATTTCCTAACAACGATAAGATTGTTGCATTAGCAGCACACAACGGATTCTTAATTATCTTTGGTAGGAACAACATAGCTATCTATGGCAACCCTATCGATGTAACTCAGTTAACCCTTGCTGATTATATTCCTAATGTAGGATGTATTGCTAGAGACTCTGTAGTATCTACTGGTACAGATATTATTTTCTTGTCTGACTCTGGTGTACGTAGCTTGACTCGAGTGATTCAAGAGAAGTCTCTACCGTTCCGTGATATTTCTAAAAATGTACGTGATGAACTAATTGCTAACGTTAACTCAGAAAGCAATGCTGTTGCAATGAAGGGTGTATATTATAGTAGAGACGCTTTCTACTTACTTTCTTTACCTACATCTAAGATTGTATATTGTTTTGATACTAGATCTCCAATGCAAGATGGATCATATCGAGTAACTAAATGGAATGCTTTAGAACCTAAAGCATTTGTTGTTAACGATATTAAAGAACTATTAGTAGGTAAACCTGGGTATATTGGTAAATACTTTGGACATACTGATAATACTGCAGTATACCGTTTAGAGTATTTTACTAATCACTTTGACTTTGATCAACCTAACCTACTTAAAGTACTAAAGAAGATTGGTCTTATTGTTATTGGCGGATCAGGTGCTGAAGTAGCAGTTAAGTATGGTTTTGATTATTCTGAAAACTTCTTAGCACAAACTAAAGTACTAGCTGGCGGAACTAGTTATGAGTATGGTATAGGTGAATATAACATTGCAGAATACTTTGGTGGTATTGTACTTGAAAAGTTTTTCTTAAATGTTGGTGGTGCTGGAGCAATCCTACAACTAGGTGTAGAAACTGACATCAATGGTAATCCGTTCTCTATTCAAAAGATTGATGTTGGTTTGAAACAAGGTAAGGTTATAATCTAAGGAGATATTAATGGCTAATTATATTAAAGCCACCAACTTTGCTGTTAAAGATTCTTTGAATAGTGGTGATCCAGCTAAGATTGTTAAAGGTACAGAGATTGATACTGAGTTCAACGCTATTGCTGCTGCTATTGCATCTAAGCCTGATGCTGATAGTCCTACACTAACAGGTACTCCATTAGCGCCTACTCCTTCTACTGCTACTAATAATACTCAGATCTCTACTACTGCATATGTAGTTAATCGTATCACTCAAGACATTGCTGGTAAAGCTAACATTGCTTCACCAACATTTACTGGTACGCCAGCAGCACCTACTGCAACAGCAGGAACTAATACTACTCAACTTGCTACTACAGCGTTTGTACAAGCAGCATTACAAGCAATTTATCCTGTTGGTTCTATTTACATTAATGCTACTAACAGCACTAATCCTGGTACATTATTGGGCTTTGGTACTTGGACAGCCTTTGGTGCTGGTCGAGTTCCTGTAGGTTTTAATGCCTCAGATCCTCTATTTGATACAGCAGAGGAGACTGGTGGTTCTAAGGATGCGATTGTTGTCTCACACACCCATACCTTTAGTGCCACTACAGCTAGTGCAGGCACCCACACCCACCAGTTTCCTGGTTGGGCTTATGTCAATGGCGTGGATGGTATTGATAGTGCCTACTTTTCTGGCGCTGCTGAGGTTATCGAACAGACAAGGACTACAGAATCTGCTGGTGCCCACACCCACACCCTCAGTGGCACTACGGCATCCACAGGTTCCTCAGGCACCAATGCCAACCTACAACCATACATCACAGTCTACATGTGGAAACGTACCGCTTGAAGTTACCAATAGTACAGAATAACAACTACATAATATACTTAGAATACTTTAGTGATCTTTACTGGCTACACACTGATGTGTTTAACTGGACAAGTAAAGTAAAGAAAGACTACCTAGATAAACTAAATAAACTTCAGTTACTTCTTAATGATGATTTGTTTGGTCTAGTTGATAACGATAAGCTTGGTAAGTTTGGTAATACAATAGGATTTAAATATTTACGTGATGTCACTGGATCAGATAATAACCAGTACAAAGTTTATACTAGGAGATTAGAATGGGTAAAGCAGTCGGGTCTTTGTTAGAACCTTTTACTGGTGCTAAAGCTACTCGCAGGGCAGCAGAGGATGCTGCTCGTCAACAAGCAGAAGCGGGTAGACAAGCTGGCTACGCTGCTGCATTCAGACCAGTAGGGTTTACTACTCGCTTTGGTAGCTCTCAATTCACAGAAACGATAGATCCTGTTACTGGTCTTCCTCGTGTCACTGGTGGTAGCTATGAACTATCTCCTGAGTTAAGATCTATCCAAGATCGAATTATGGGTCTGACTGGTGGAGCGCTAACCACTGCAGAAGAAGCTGCTGCTGCAGGACAACCACTAGGTCAAGCTGCTCAGAGTCTGTTTGGTTTAGGTTCTCAATTCTTACCTACAGACATCTCCCGTCAAGCTTCACCAGAGGCAATGGCTCAAGCACAGCGTCTCTATGGTCTAGCTAATCAGGTTACTCCTACTAGCTATGATCCTCGTGCTGCTGCTCAGAGCTACTACCAAGAAGCTCAGGCAATGCTTGATCCTACTCGTCAACGTGAAGAGGCACGCTTGGGCGCTGGTGTCTTTGGGCGTGGTAGGGCAGGATTGAATATTAGTGGTCAAGGTCAACCAGAACTCTTTGCTCTGGCACAGGCACGAGAGGAACAGAATACTGCATTGGCTGCTCAAGCTCGTGAGCGTGCTCGTGCAGAACTACAGCAAGATATTGGTCTGGGTACTCAGCTTGGATTGTCTGGTTTGTCTACTCAGCAGCAGGCAGAGAATCTTGCTAGAGCTAGACTAGCAGAAGACATAGGTCTAGGAACAGATCTATTCGGCACAGGAGCGTCTCTCTTGGGTCAACGATATGCCCTACCTACTCAGGCGTTGGGACCGTTACAGAGCTATCTAGGCACTGTAGGATCGATTGAAGAGATGGGGCAACAACCTTACCGCCTTGGTATGGAACTTGGTGGACAAGCTCAAGCAGGTGGACAAGCTGGTGGACAGATGCTACAAGCTGGTTTGTCTCAAGCTGCTAACACTCGGTATCAAGGAGTACAACAAGCTAATGCTGCTAATCAAGCTTTCTTACAGACCTTGATTGGTGCTGCTGCGGGTGGTATGGGTGGTGGAGGTGGAGGATTTGGAGGGTTTGGTAGTAACTTTGGAACTGCTGCGCGTTACGGTACTATTCCTTTCAGTCAACAAACTAGAATGCTTGCTGAACAAGATCGGCTTTTTAGATAAGGATTAATCATGGGACTTGATGCACAACAAATGCTACAGAATGATCCAGAGTATCTTGCTAGGCAACTAGCCAGGAAAGAGATCCAACAATACCAGAACTTTCAGAATCCGCAAATTGGTCTAGCTGCTACTAGCGGGGCAGTACTTGGTCGAGGACTAGCTAATCTATTTGGTGGTCGAGGGTTCTTTGAAGTAAGTGATCCTGCATTGCGTAAAGTATCTGAGGTACAATCTTTATATAATGAAGCAATGCAATCCTTTGATCCTACTAATCCTGGGACATCCTATGCTCAGTTAGCTACTACATTAGCACAACGTGGATACGGTAGAGAAGCTGCTCTTGCTGCTGCAGAAGCTAATAAGTTTATAGGGCAAGGAGAAGATCGTAATCTTAAACGGCAAGAAATAGAAGCTCGTATCAGATCTACAGAAGCACAAGCAGAAGCTACAAAAGAAACTGCAGCACAACGAGCAGCCGCCGCTGAAGAAGCTCGAAATAAAATTACTACAATAGGTACTACAACTAAACGATTAACTACTTATCGTAAAGGAACTGAGCCTCAAATTTATGTAATGAATGAAAAAGGTGAAGAAGAAAAATATAAACCTTCTATTCATGGTGGGTATGAGGTTGCAGAAGATCGCCGTACACCACCTGCTGCTAGACCTGTATATCAAAGAGACGCTTTTCAAAACGTATATCAAATGAATCCTGACGGTACAAAAACTCTTGTGATTCCTGGTTTAGTTCCTCCAGGACAAGCTGCTCCTGGTGCTGCGCCTGCGCCTAAAAACGGTGTTAGAACTGTAGATCAGCTTCTTCAAGATCTATCTAAAGCCAAATGAAAATTATTGAGCTTCCGATTTTTGGGCAGATTGGGTTTCCTGAAGATATGTCTGATCAGGAGATATATGATACTATTCAAAATAAAGTATTCAAGGGACAGCTAAGAGACTACAGTAAAACTGAAACTGCAATTATGGGTCTTGAGCGTGGATTTACTTCGTCTGCTAGAACTCTTGCAGGTGGTAGATCTGAAGAAGTTACTCCTGGGTATGAAGATCCGTTAACTGGCATGATGTCTGTTGCTCCTGTATCCTCTACTGAAGAGACAGACGAACAGAAAGAATTAAAGTTTAGGATTGCTAGAGATCAAAACCCAATCACTGGATACGGCACACAGATACTAGGTTCTATTGCTGATCCCGCTGGTCTTGCAATACCTCTTGGTAAAGCCGCAACCTTTGGTTCTTTCGTTAAACAGGGTATAGGTGCTGGTGCTATTGGTGGTGTGCTCGAGCCTACATATGAACAGTTTGGTGATAGTCGGTTAGAGAACATTGCTTATGGCGCTGCAGGTGGCGGTCTATTAACTGCTGCTGTTGGTAAAGCATTTAAGAAGCAATTGTTTCCTGATGAAGCAGCAGCTAAGACTGTACCAGATGATGGTCCTAAAGTTACAGAAACTCCTGCTGCAACTACTGCAGCACAAGCAGATGAACCAGACATCAAACCCTCTATTGTAGAAGATCCTGTTAATCTTACTGATGAGATTAACGCATTACCTAAACTACCACAATACTTGTCTGGCTTAAAACCAAGGTTTGCTAAGTCTGAGATTTCTTTTGAGTCTGACTTAGATGCCGCACTTTATGCAGTTGGTAATCCTAAAACTAAATCTGCAAGGCACGATGATTATATGCAGTTCTTGCAGCAGTCATTACAACTACCAGAAGCTGAAGTAACTAAACTTGCTGCTGCTGTGCGTAAAGAAGTAATTGAGTCTGGTATGAAAGCACAGAAAGATGCAGGCATGGCAGGACAGAAAACTCTGGACTCTTTTACTTTTAATCTATCATCTAACTTAGATAATTTATTGTTTCCTGTAACAAGAAAGCTTGACGATTCATCAAAATTCGTGTATAATTTTGGTAAAGCTATTCAACCAGATGCTAAAGGACTGTACAGAATTAATGAACGTAGTCCTGATATACAGACTTTGGTTACAAAAGTAAAAGAAATTGATCCTGCTTTTACTTCACAAGACGCTGTACTAGCTGCACGTGGTTACTCTCAGTTGCTAGATACAATGAAGACAACAATGGGTAGGCAGTTTAAACCACGGTCTTTTGATGACATACTCATTAACAAGTTAGATGAAGAGTCTTGGATCAAACTCTTTGGTCAAGGAGCATTTGATGGCTGCTAAGTGTGACTTAAAGTTTTATAAGTATTTTGCTCCAGCAAAGAACCCAAGTGCTTTGTCTGCTCGTCAGTTAGATATGATTGCTAATTTAGGTGAGCATCGAGCAACAAAGTATTTGTCTTCTCGTGATTATCTAAATGATGATACTACAAAAGTATTAGAATCTTTGGCTGCTATAGCTCCTCAGCGATTTGCTAGAACCACTAACATAGGTAGACCTATACCTGAAGTAATGCAAGAGGCTCAGCAAGCAGGAGAGCGCCTTGCTAAAGCTACTAGCGAAGGATCGGATTACCTTGAAGAAGCAGCAGAAAACATAGCAAGGAACTTCCGTAAAGGTAGTCCTATGTCAATGGAAGAACGATCGGTAATTTATCCTGCATTTAAGAATCGCATGGATAACCTACCTTTATTGACTCGACAGATTCAGTACGCACATCAGAATAACAACACTCAGACTGCTTCTGTATTAGCTATGGAATTAGTTAAAACAATGGGAATGTCTGCTGCTGTGTTTGGGGATAAGAATGCTGTGTCTGTTGCTATGAATTCCATGAAGTATTTAAATAGGCAAATTAAACAAGCTGAGACTATTAACAGATTATTTCAGAATGGTGAGTGCTAATGGTAAACCTTTCTAAAAAGTGTTTAGATTTTATTGCAAGGATGTCTGACAGTATTAACGAACTGTATACTAATCCTGCTGTGTCCCCTGCTGAGGCTGCTCAAGCTGCAGCAGAAGGAATGACAAAAGCACTAAAGACTCCTGGTATTCGAGATAGGATTGGTTCGTTTATTCGTAATAGTTACTTGAGTGCTATGTCAACTCAAGCAATTAACTTTGTTAATAACCTCGTCCCTATTATTACTTCACCTATTATTCGTACACTATCAGGTAAACCACGAGAAGGTTTGGCAATGCTCGAGGGAATTACTGAAGGATTCCTTGAAGCATTCCCTAGATTTTTTGCTGGTTTGTCTAAGCGTACTGAAGACTTTGATGGTAATACACATAATGCTTTTGACATAGTACGTAATAAATATGCTGATGCTGCTCTTACATATCCACAGAAATTGACAGGTGCTTTAGACCAAGCATTCTCTGCTGTGCTTGAGCGGATGGAATTTAAAGCTATGCTACATCGTATTAAGAATTCTTTTCCTGATGAATACTTTACTCGTAATGGATTAGATAAAACAAAGTTTGTACAAGAACTAGAACAAGTAGCGTTGAAGAGAGGTGATGGTAACCTATCGTTCTTACGTCTGTTAGAGAATCAAAGTCCTGAGTTGTATCAACAGTTACAAGAGTTTGCTGCTGCTGGTACATTCCGTACACCATTGGGTAGATCTTTGCTTGATCAGATGGGTAAGAAAATATCTGATGCAAAGAATGTAGCTCCTGAGCTAAACCTTGTGGTTCCATTTGTCCGTACTGGTATTAACGTAGCTAAATATGCTGGTGGATTTATTCCTGGTCTAGGTCAATTACGTGTACGACAAGCAAAGAAAGACATTGAACTTCTCGACAGCCAGATTAATTCTCTGCTACAACGAGAAACTAAAGCTAAAGAGAAAGCCAATCAAGCTTTGTTCCCTGGTCAAGCAGAAAGCTTGAGAGCTAAAGCTCAAGCATTAGAAACACGCAGGCGTAAACTTGAAGGTACTCGTACATTTAAAGAAGAACAGATACCTGAGTTCTATGTCCAACAGGTTGTTGGTGCTGGTATGATGCTGTCTACCTACGGGTTAGTTAACGCTGGTCTGTTAACTGGTCACTACTCTTCTGATCCTGCTACAAGGCAGAAACAAATGGCATCCGGTATGCGTGAGATGTCTATTAAAGTTGGGGACAGGTGGATTAGTTATGACCGAGTAGAGCCATTCTCTACAGTCATGGGTCTAGTAGCAGATGGTATGACTGCTCTTAAAGAAGGTAGAATGAAAGGTGAATCTCCTGGTGTTGGGGATATAGCTAAGATTGTAGGACGTAACTTACTAGATAAAACTTTTACTGAAGGTCTTGGTAAAATGTTTTTAGCTATTCAAGAATCAGATCGTTACTTAGAAAGTTATTTAGTAAGTCTAACCAATCCATTAGTACCAGCTATTGTAAATCAAATAGCAAGGTTGCGTGATCCTTTGGTCCGAGAAACTAAAGATCCTGAACTAGCAGACTGGATGCTTAATAGTATTAAATCTCGTATACCAGGGTTAAGGGAACAATTACCTGCTCGTCCTGATGTCTTAGGTCAAGAGCAACCATTATATGGCGTGTCTACTGGTATCGCTGTAGCTCCAGTAAATCAAGATGAAGTACGTGCTCTCCTTGATAATCCTTATCTTACTATTGACAGACCAGATAGAAAGATTGGCGGTATTGAGCTAGACATGGAACAGTTTGCTGCTCTTGAACAGCGTGTTGGTCAGCGAGTGTATGAAGTATTTGGTATGATGGCAGCTAATCCTGGGTTTGCTAGTGTTCCTAAATCTTTACAAGCAAAGTTCTTAAAAGAAATGGTAACTGAGATTAGGCAACAAGAACGTCTAGCTGCGCTTGGTACTTTAATTCAAGATCCAGCTTTACGAGCACAGTACATACTGAAGGAAATGCAAAAGATGGGCCTTGGTTCGTTAGTAGAAGAAGAGGAAGAGTAAATAACTAATGTATACTGGGAGATATAATGTTAGTAGAACTGGCAGCAGCCAATGCAGCCTTTCAAGTAATCAAGACTGCCATCAAGAATGGAGGTGAGATAGTCAGTGCTGGTCAAGCATTACTTGAATACTTCAACAACAAATCAAAGCTACAAGAAAAGGTAGAGAGTAAACCAGAACATAAGCGTAACGATCTCGAAGAGTTCCTAGCGCTGGAGCAGT